AGAATTCTGGTGACGCGACCACCAGTTACGACAGCTTGTGCGGTTGCTCCAATACCACCACCGCCAACGATGGAGACTAGAGGAGATTCTGTATATCCACTACCCTGTGCAGTAACAACAAAGGAAGTAAGACTACCGTTAACAACAACTTCACCAGCAGCACCTGTGCCGCCACCACCAGTGATTTCAAGAGCAGGTTTAGATCCTGCATCGTAATCTTGACCAGTGTTATCAACAGTGATACCAGTCAGAGGACCAAATCTAACAAACTCATTAGACTTGTATGCCCAAATAGATACACCATTCACCCAAGCACCAATCGAGCTGTTTGCTCCGATGTCTTGACGCTCAGAGATAGTTTGGACAAGTCTTGGGAATCTAAGCAGCTTACGCTGGTTACCAGGAATCAGTGCCGACCCAGTGAAAGGACCAACCTTATAATTGGGTAGACCAGAGGAAGCAACATAAACATAGTCATCATTAAAGAAGGAGTTTTGTATATTTGTTGTAAACTCACTAACAACATTGTTAATGGAATTGACATTAGACTTACCTCTGTTAAGGTCCACAGAAAGAAGAATGTTTCCTTCAGGAATGATCTCTGTGGGAGTATTGATCTGGTATGAGAATTGGAATTCGTCAATACGAGAAGTAACGGTAAAGGTGCCGTTATACACAACAGGGTTTGCACCATAAATCGTCACCTGATCAGAAACCAGAAGACCGTGTGGGTTACCACAAACAACCGTTGCAGTCTGGTTGTTAACACCACCAGGAGTAACGCTAGTAACTTGAATCAGTTTCTTAACGTTATACAACCAAGAAGATAGTTTCTCGTCTTCGGCAGAAGATCCAAGTTTAGCAACCTTCAGTTTGTCACCTTGCAGGTAATAAGATCCAGTGTCATTCAGGATTGTTGTGCCTGCTTCAGCAATACCAAGCACTCTGAGTTTACACTCAGTATCAGTACCTCTATTGACATATACAAAGATATCAGAGAAAACTCTAGTGCCAGGATCCCAATCCTCTACAACACCATTCTTAGATCTGGTGCATTCGATAAACTGGTTAAGTGACTTCTCTTTATATTGGACAACCTCTTGATCATTGATACGAATGGTGCCGTTTCTTTCTGGCCATCCAATCGTAGAGTCAACGGTAATAATTTGACCCTCTGTAGACAAAGGCTCAACTAGAGTCGTCTTATAAGGAATGATGAAACTACCACTCAAGGTCTCTTCAGAGATTGCCAATTCGTAGATAGTGTCCTTACCTTCAATAATGGTAATGACGTTTTCAATCAGTGCCTGTGCAGATTTGACGCTAAGGTCAACTTCATCAGGATATTGAATAAGTTGTGAGTCAATTAGATTTCTAGGGTCACCCTCAATCAACTCAGCACGCAACACGGTATCAACAACCCATGTAGCAGCAGATGGAGAGATGATCTCATCTCTAGGATAATAGATATCCACCTGCTCACCAAACATGATCTTAAACAGATACTGTGTGGAAAGCTCAGTGCCTTTACTAATGTAGAAGTCACTGATATTCTTAATAACTTGGACAGGATTGATTGCAGAATAATCAATCTCAATAGTAGGAAGATATTGTCTTCTAAACTTATCAAAGACCTCTCTAATAAACAGAGAGTCTAGGTTAATAACTGTAGATGCTGCAGGGTGAGTAGACTGACGCAGTGCTGCTTCACCTGCATAGATCTCGTTATGAAGGATGTCATATCCAACAGCACCAGACACACCACGACTACATCCAAGGAATGCAGAGGGTGAATAACCACTACCTGCTTCGATGATTTCATAACCAGTTAGCTCATTAAAACCAACAGCAACAGATGCTCTTGCTGCTTTAGGCTCAGCGATGTAAATCTTAGGAGGCTCTGTTTCAGAATATCCTTCACCAAAGTTAGTGATGTTGATATCAGTGATCTCACCGTTAAAGATAGTAGCAACAGCAGTTGCACCTGTGCCACCCATGGGCTCACCATAGGGATCCTTCCTATCGTCAACGATATAGACTGAAGGAGCATCGGTATAACCTCTACCACCTGTTAACATCTCGATATTGGTAACAGCACCAGACGCAACAGTAACGTCAAGCACCTGAGCACCAATAGGTTGAATAATTTTTACTCTAGGAGGAGTAGCATAACCCCTACCTCTGTTTGTAATAACGATTTCGTAGACTTGACCGTCTTGGTTGATTCTGGAGATTGCCTGAGCATTGATGCCACCTTCAGGTGCTTCATCAATATAAACGAGGGGAGGGTTGCTATAGTTAACACCCATTTCTTCGACAACAATGCTGTCGATGTTTACACGACCTTCACTATCAATCGTAGGTTGACCAATCTTAGCACCGCCAGGATTGACAAAGGAAATAGCAGGGATAAAGTCATATCCACTACCAGAATTCATAATAGTCAGACTATCGACCTGACCAGTTTCATCATCTACAGTCAGAGCGACTTTTGCCAGTGTGCCACCAGTAGGAGCGCCTACAACAGCGATTGGAGGGTTGTATGACGTATAACCCTGTCCACCATCAATTAGATTGATATCTTTGATACCACTAACCAAACTTTTGGCAGTTGCACCAACACCATCGTTATGTTGGATTGCAACCTTAGGCTCAAAGTCTAATCTATAACCACTACCACCAGTTTTAGGAATTAGACGGTCAACTTGACCATTTGCATCAACAGAGACAACTGCAGACGCTCCAGATCCATATGTAGGAGCAATATACTCAACAGAGCGAATATGAATGTCATCTGCAGCACCCAGAGGGAATCTGAAGATAACTTCATTTTGGAAAACGGTATAATCTGTATATGGCTCAAGAAGACGATTATTCTTCTTAACAACCAGACCGATTGCCGAAGTTGGCTCATATGGTCGAGTATTTACTCTGAGGGGATATTCTTTCTTTCCTTGATACTCTTGGTATGGGATATCATCAACTGTGACGATCGTTTGATCGGCATACCCAACCAAATAGATAATTTGAGTAAATGTAGAGTCGTCAGCACCAGATCTTGCACGAGGGGCAACCTGAAAACGAATTTCATCACCCTCAATGAAATAATCAACGTTGGGCACCAACATTTCGTTATATGTGATAACGATAAGGTGCTCTGCCGAAGGAGGACGTACAGGAGTGCCTAAAAAGTTAAGAGGGAATTGATTTCTTGTCCCATCAAACAAATTGAAGGGATTTTCCAGTTGTTGTTTCTTTTTATCGAATTGCTCAGGAGAAACGCCTGGAGTAATGATGGCATCAGGACCACGAGTCACAGACTCGTAGTAAATAACCTCATTATCGATCATAATCGATCCATCGGTCTCCTTGAAACCGTCAATCGATTCAATTTTAATATCTTTATCGTTCAGCCCAATATCATTCAGCAGAAGCGTATCTTTTGACAGCTCGTCAGACGTATAGCTGTCAAGATCCAAATAAGTCAGAAGATTATTCAGAATGTCGTAAGGACGACCTGTTTTTTCTTGAGACTTGTAATATTGGAAGAGAAAGTCAACAAATTGTCTGTCTTCCTCCCTGATAAACTCTGGGAGTTGATTTTCAACTCTATCCGAAATGTTGATATTTTTAGTAGGCATCTATCTCAGAAACAGGAGGTATCTACTGGATATGTGAAGGTATCCATGGGATAATCAATGATATTTATTCCACTTGGGTCACCGTAATTAAACCCGCTAAAGTTGTTAGGATCGAAGTTGGGGATTGGGATATCATTGGTTTTCCAATCGATTGGATTAACCGTTGGATCGAAAATTGTGGGGTCAACGCCAGGTGGAATAAGAATTGATCCACCATAAGGCAATACTTGAATTGGAAGACGAGTAGTGTCGTCAGGAGTGCCCTGAATCGCAATAGGACCAACGCAAACTTGACCTTTACTGTAATCAACGCTACCAACAGCATTATTTAACACAACTTCAACCTCGTCTCTCTTAGTAACCAGAATGAGATTACCTTTTCCGTCATCTCTGATATTAACAGGCACCAATACTTCATTAGCACCAGTAATAGAGTTACTAGCTACAACAGGACTGGTTGCATTAGTGCCAGCACCTGCCATAGTCAAATTAACGAGATCTTCTGAGTAACCTGTTGCATAGAATGTGCCAGATTTGACTACAGAGAAGGAAGGAGCACAAGTGCCGCTATCTCCCTCGTCTACACACTTACCATCCTTACAAATTTGACCTTCTGGGCAATCTGAGTCAGTACTACAGGTATTTCCACCATCAGGTTTACCAGCGTAGTTACCAGGATCGTAAAGTGGGTTGCCAAAGTCAAGACATTGAGTAAATACGTTACCAAAAGCAAATTGGTCGAGATTTTGACCAATAGTCATCTGAGTAACGCTACCAGAAATCGCAGGATCGCTATTATCGACCATTGAGTTGTATTTGGACGTATCGATGCGACCACCGAAGCGATCATTTTGACCATTCTTGTTATATTGGTCAATATTACGCAAAACGTCACTTCCAAGTTGAGCACCACTCTTATTTGTGCTATTACCGTCGTAATAAACGTAAGATTTGGGAATAACGTAGAAAATAGTAGGATCAATGATCACAGGATCGATTGATGCAACCGTATAACGCTTCAGATCATTCTTGATCTTTGCTTTTGTCGTCTCATTCAGTTTGTTACCCGTTTTTGGACGAATAGCAACATAAACTTTACCGTAAATTGGTGGAGTAAGCTTCTCACCACCGTATGCAGTCACGGATGCTGCTTGAGGATAGATTTCTGAGACAATATGCTCATAATCTGCTTCAGTCACCGCTCTATTTTGAGTAGAGAAGGATCTTGGAGCTCTAAACTTAACTGCCAAAGCACTTTCGCGCTCTTCTCCGTCTGCTGCGGACTCTCTAGTGACAATTTCGATGTTTGCGGGTGAGATTGCGCGACCATCACTATCTCTAATGGTGCCAACAAAGGCAAAATCCTTACAACCGTTTGCTTCTTCACCAAAAGTGGTCACATATGACAATCTAATGAATTCACCATCGATCAATTTACGCCCAAGGACGCCATCACCGAATACCAAGCGGTATCTAAGGTCATCTGACTCCTCAAGGAAGTAAACACGGGATGTGCTGTTGAGTGTAGTTACGTTTCTTGCAAGATTATAGGTATCAATCTCCTGTGACTGTGCATTAGGAGAGATATCGACGTAAACCAACTCAGTGTCTACGTTTTCAGTAGGAATGATGTAGTCCTGTTTCTTAGTATAGTCAACAGTGTAGTTGAATTTGAGCAAGTTGCCCTGATATACCAACACAGGGTCAAACACCGCGATACCAGTTCCAGGATCTACGGTAGTTTGGAGGTCACGAGTCACACAGAAGGTGTATGTGTCGTTAAAGTTGCGGGCAATAAACACATCTCCCGCTTTTAGGGTGCAGAATTCAGGAAATGTTGTGCCATTCAGCGACGTTTGTGTTTGGACACGGATAGTTACACACGCTCTAGGCGCTTTAATTGACCTAGGAGTGTAATTTAATTGCTTTGCAATGCGGACAACGTTGTCTCTGACCGTAGCAGTCTCAAGAAACGCTTCATTCAGCGCCATGTTTGCGTTGAATGCCGTATAATATGTGTTATAAGCGAGGATATCAATAAGATATGACGCAGCACTACCCTCAAAGTCGTAATCAGTAAACTCTTTACGAGTACGCAGGTAGGACTTAATGGACTCCTTGATCTCAAAGAAGTCTAAAGATGTTAGTTGTGAAGGGATGGCAGCCATTTCAGGTCTTCTCTAAGAGGAATGTTACTTCTTGGGTTGTTTGCTCTCCAGTAATCTTGTATTCGAGCTCAACTTGAATTTCGTTGAGATCGCTGTTGTCTCTGATGCGGACATCTTCAACAGTGATTCTTGGCTCAAGGCGTTTCAGACAATCTTTAATCTCTGTCTTGATCGCATCTTTAGAGAATGGATCCCATGGCTCAAAAAGAAGACCTTTCACCCGACTTCCGACGTTGGGTTGAAATGGTCTTTCACCAAAGATAGTAAGGATTAGATTTCTTACAGATTGAGTGATTGCTCTCTCGTTTTTCACAGCACCAAAATCGTCAGTAGATGGATTTGCATTAAAGGAAATTGCTAAATCCTTGAATCCTCTACTGACGTACTGATCTGATCTAAATCTGTAAGCAGGCATTTAACCCTCTTTTTTCTTTTGTCTCTCAGGTGGACGGACATTACGATTCACCTTATGCAGGTATTTATCACTGCGAGGGTCGGTTATTAGCACCATCCCCGACTTGATGAAATCAGCACTCTGATCAGGCACAGGACTGTTAGCCACTTTTCTTCCTCCACACGGTATTTTTATTTATGGGCA